ATCATACAAGACCAATGGTTCCGTATAGATTAGATATAAATAATAATACTATGAAGTATATAGTTCGAGGAATACATTAAAAACCCGTTCTGGGTTCGATTATAGATATAATCAATAATTTAAGGAGAATACATGTTAAGATTAATTACTCTTACGGTTGTAGGTATGCTGCTGTTTTCTTATTCGACAATGGCCGCAGAGATTACACCGTATGGTACTTTCAACTACAAATGGTCGCATGATGAAAATGCTTCTGGTGTAGGTGTTGATAAGTTAGAGAACAATGGTTCACACATTGGTATCAACATTATCGAAGACTTTGACGAAACTAGTTCAATGTCTGGTATCGCTAAACTCGAAGTTGGACTTGATGTTGACGACAGTGGTTCAGACACTTTTGATTCCAGACTGGCATACGTTGGTTTAGAAAATAATGGTGTGGCGATTACGGTAGGTCGACAAGGACATGAATGGGTTTCCAAGACAGGAAACTTTGAAGTGTATGGTTCAAACGCTGTATTTAAATATGGCACTCGTTCATCTAATACCATTAAACTCGACAACGGCATGATTAGTGCCATGGCAATGGTTGATGGTTCTGCAGGACAAGATGGCATTGATATGTGGGAAGGCACGCTTTCTCATTCTATCATGGGCGCTGATGTTTCTGTAGGATATGCGGATGACGTAGTCAACGATATCTCTTATTGGGGCGCTGGCGCTTCCACTACGGTAGGTGATTTAACAATTGCTTCAACCTATACAATCAAAGACGCTGCAACTGACCTAACTGGTATGGAAGCAACAATTGGTTGGAAGGCCCTTACTGTAGGATATGGAGATAAAGAAGGAACAGGAACGTACATGACCTATGGCCTCAGCCATAACATGACGGATAGCCTAACCGTCTATGCAGAAATGCAACAAGACGATTTGGATACCGGAACAGACCTACAACACTATTCAGTAGGAACAAAATTTACGTTCTAGTATAATTTAAACAAAGGAGAAAATTCATGGATAAATGGATCAAAGACATTAGCGCTTGGAAAGATTACGGACTAATTTTATTAGCAGTTTGTATCTTTACAGGTATATTAGCGCCACTCGCTGTAGTGAAGTGGGGACTAATCGCTTGGATCGCAGCTAACTTATGGCAGCGATGGAATAGCAAATAGGAAACACTATGAGAGACATATCAAAAAATCGCTTGAAGAAATTAATTTATGTCTTGATTGTTGTAGGAGCTTTTTGGTTAGGTCATCAATATGGTGAACAGGCAGCCTCTATCATTGAGGAAGTCCCGATACCAAAAGTAACTATTGAAATGCCTTCTAGCGAAATAGAAGCACCTGTCGTTTCAGATGATGAAGTGAGAGGTTAATCAAATCGACCGTATCGTTTAATTAGGATTTTTTTTAATCTTTCCCAAACGATACGGTCATACACTTGCTGTCCAGTTCGACACTCTCGCATGGCCAGCTTATCATATTTCAATTTACATCTTAAAATTTTTTCTAACAGACTTAATCGCACAGACGACAACTCCAGTTACCAGTAAAGGTCCAACCTGTTAGTAATTCACCATCAAGATATTGTCCTATAAAAAAGGGCACTAAAAGTGCCCCCAACGAAAGTAGGATAACTAATCCTATACGACTAAATCTTTTCATTTAATTTAAATATAAAGGTCCTGTCCATTCTATTGGATAATCACCTTTAAGAACATTACCTCTAGGTGCATTGAGAGCAGGTTTTGACCAACTCGCTGGTTTCAATACATCACCTTTTACGAAGTGTTTAAAATCCTCTTTTACAATAAAAGCATGAGCAGCATTTTTTCTAATTATCTTAATAAATTTTCGACCCTTCGAAACTTCCCATGCTTTTTTAAATTCTTCAAGCATTGAACCAGAAAATTTTGAAGACTTGTAATCCTCTATCGAGGCGTCAATTAAATTTTGTATTCCTTCTTCAAGGGTTTTTGCAGGTTGTACTTTAATCATAATATATCTCCTATTGTTGTATTTGGTTAAATCTTGCCCAATGCATATTGCCTTCCGTATTATCGAAAGTTACATCTACATAGGTGATTGTGCCTACAGGATGTTTTTTCGTATCAACTTGCATTACTGACACCTCATAATCTTCCGTCATAGGGACTTGTATGTTATCAATCTTAGCGTCACGAAGAATAGAATTTAATCCTCGTTTCACTTCAACAGTATCGCCAACTTTAATTATCATTACGCAGCCTCCATCAATGAATAAGGCACACGCCACTTACCACCAAGGTTAGTGTCTTTGATAACTGCCTTTGCAGGATTAAGTTTGATGATAACACCAGGTCTCTTACGACCATTGGTTCTACCAAAGACGACACTATCGCCAACTTTGAATTGTGACTTAGAACCTTTTGCTTCTTTGATAGCACATTCTAATAAAAACAAAGAGTCTTTGTTTTCAGGATTTCTAATAAAGTCTAAGATATCAGGTACGTTGTTAAATTCTAATTTCATAATATAGTTCCTTTCGATTATTGTTGTGATTGTTTATCAGAATATAACTTGGTAATGATATTGTTATATTCTAATTTAAGTGTATTGTAGATATCTAAATCTCTAAGAGATTTAACATACTCAATCTTTTCATCAAAAGATTTAAGTTTATTGTATTCTTCAAACATTTCGTTTTTAGATGGTAGAGATTGTATAGTCATAATGTGTCCTTTCGTTTAATATATAAATACTATACATGGATATCCCTTGAAAGTCAAGGAAATATCCAAATTAATTTAAAGAAAAAATCGTTGTTTTTCAATGGTTTAGTAAAGGTGCGACAATCTTGACCAATTATGTTCTGGGTTTGTTCGCATATGAGATGGAGATTTTATGGGATTTTTAAGTAAACTGTGGACATGGAGTGACGAATTGTGGAATCCAAATAAACGTAAAAAGAATTTAGCAGAACACTTTGGTAATATCGAAGAACCAAAGAAGACTGTCAAAAAGAAAAAGAAGGTAGTCAAAAAGAAAAAGAAAAAGACTACAAAGAAAAAGGAGAAGTAACATGGGTACATGTATAAATTGTGATCATGGTTGTCATTGTAGTAGTGGTGGGTCATGCCAATCTTGTGAATGTGCGAATTGTGAACATGGATAATGGCTAAGGGTTTAAATATAAACAATGCTTATTCTAGAGGTCCAAAGAAAAGAACGTCTATTGGTGATAGTTCTAGATCACGACCTAAGAATAAAAACAAGAGAAGACAACATAAAAGAAGTATAGGGCAAGGATAATGCCAGCCGTTCAAAGAGACGGTGACGCTAATACCGCAGGTGGTATAGGATCATCAAGTGTGAATGTGAAGGCGAACGGTTCGTCTGTTCTCGTGAATGGATCATCAGTTAGTCCACACCCTGGACCTCATGTAGGTGCAACAACTGCCAACGGTAGTTCTACAGTATTTGTAAATGGTATACCTGTTAATCGCACAGGTGACTTAGACAGCTGTCTTCATGCAAGAAGCGGAGGAAGTTCTGACGTAAATGTGGGATAACTTGATAAATAGTTATCATGGCAATACTACAATCAGGATACATAGACGCTTCAAGAACTAACGCAAGTTCAAGGTCAACACGATTATATAAAGATATCGCATTATCTTTTGAACGTAATGCCGCAACTAAAGATGTTATTGTAAAAAAAGATGTTGACGCTGTAAAACAATCTGTTAGAAATCTTATACTGACAAATCATTACGAAAGACCGTTTCAACCTGAAATAGGTTCTGGTATCTCAAATCTTTTATTTGAACCACTTGATCCCATTACTGCTAATTCAATAACAAGAGTAATAGGAGAAGTGATTACAAACTTTGAACCAAGAGCACAACTTATATCTGTTGACGCTCAACCAGATTACAATAGCAATTCATATGAGGTCACTATCAACTTTCGTGTTATCAACGTTCCAGGTGAATTGGTGAGTCTCACAACAATGTTAGAAAGAAGTAGATAAAATGGCAAAGAGATTAGAAGTAACTGACTTAGACTTTGATGGAATAAAGAACAACCTTAAAGTATTTTTGAAGCAACAAGATCAACTAACTGATTATGACTTCGAAGGTTCCACTATGTCTACCTTGTTAGATGTTCTGGCATACAATACACATTACAATGCTGTCTATGCCAACGTTCTTGCTAATGAAATGTTTTTAGATAGTGCTGATTTAAGAAACAGTATTGTCTCACATGCCAAACATGTTGGATATACACCACGAAGTGCAACGGCACCTGTTGCCTATTTAAATGTGACGGTGAACAATGCAACTGGTTCAACACTAACCGCAGCTCGTGGCACAACTTTTACAACTACGGTTGATGGCACATCATACAACTATATCGTGAAAGACGCTGCAACAATTACACCTGTTGATGGTGTTTATACTTTTTCTAGTTTACCTGTGTATGAAGGAACACTCATTAATAACACATACACGGTTGATACATCAAATGCTGATCAAAGGTTTTTAATTAAGAACGATTTGGCAGATACAACAACTTTAAAAGTTACTGTTCAAAATAGTTCTACAGATTCAACATCAAACACTTATACACTTGCAAGTGACTTGTCAGATATTACATCTACATCAAAAGTTTATTACTTGGAGGGTGCAGAGGATAATCAATACGAAGTGAAGTTTGGTGATGGTGTGTTAGGTGCAGCGTTATCGACTGGTAACATTGTTACTCTATCATACGTTGTTACAAACGCTGAAGAAAGCAATGGTGCAAGTTCATTTAGTCTATCAGGTTCAATTGGTGGATTCTCTAATGTGACAATTACAACTGCAACTAATTCAGCAAATGGAGCACAACCAGAAACACCAGAGAGTATTCGTTTCAATGCACCAAGACAATATGCTTCACAGAATAGAACGGTGACCGCAAAAGATTATGAGAGTAAAGTAAAATCAATTTATACCAATGCACAATCAGTTCAGGTATGGGGTGGAGAAGATAACGACACACCAGTTTATGGTCGTGTTTATATTTCAATCAAACCTGTTTCAGGTGCAACTTTGACAGAGGCAACTAAAACAGATATCATTACACAGTTAAAAGATTTTAATGTAGCGAGTATTACACCTGTTATACAAGATCCAGAAACAACTTCTTTACAATTAAATGTAAATGTTAAGTATGACGCTAAATCAACAACAAGAACAAGTAATAGTATTAAAGCATTAGTAAGCTCAGCAATAACAACATTTAATACAAATAATCTTGGACAGTTCGATGGATTGTTTAGACACTCTAAATTTATTGAAACAATAAACAAAGTAGATACAGCAATATTGTCTAATATCACAACTGTTAAAATGCACAAATCTTTTACTGCAACAACAACTGGTTCAACAACTTATACAATCAAATACAATAACGCATTTTACAATCCACATTCAGCACACAATGCAAGTGCAGGTGGTATCTTAGTATCATCAGGATTCAAAATAAATGGTGATACAACTAACGAATATTTTTTAGATGATGATGGTGCTGGTAATGTTAGATTATATTATCTTGTAGGTCAAACAAGAACATATACCAACAATACTTTAGGTACAATTGATTACACAAATGGAACAATTACCTTAAACTCTTTATTCATTACAGAGGTTTCAAATGTTGATGGTGCAACATCCACTGCTGTAAGATTAACAGTTATACCTAATTCTGTTGATATCATTCCAGTAAGAAATCAAGTATTAGAAATAGATGAAACAAACACAACGGTAACTGTATCTGCTGATGATTATGACACAACCTCAGGTATAGGTTATACCGCAACATCAAGTTATGCTTCGTAATCTATGGCAAAGTTTACAAAAAAAATAAGCTCCCTAGTAAGTAGGCAATTTCCAGAACACATACAAGCTAATAATCCTTTACTGATTGAGTTCGTCAAACAGTATTATCGTTTTATGGATTCGGCACAGATTACACTATCAAGTGTGACGGCAAGCGATCA